GCAAAGAAGATCAACTATAATAATTCGCCTATTTTTAAGTGGAATCTAGCAAATGCAGCGATTAAAACAGACACTAATGACAATATCGCATTGATAAAGACAAGCAACCGCAAGCGCAGGATAGACGGTGTGGCATCCTTTATGGACGCAGTTATTGTGATGGAAAATCACTACGAAGATTACATGAGTATGATATGAGGTGAGTAATTGGGATTATTTAAGAACTTTTTTAACAAAAATCCTTCTACAACTCGGTTTGAGATGGTGACTGAAAAAGGTAATGGGTATTACGCATGGGACGGTAAATTATATCAGTCTGATATCGTGAGATCCTGTATAAGGCCAAAGGCAAGAGCGATAGGCAAGCTTGTAGCTAAGCATATACGAGATAACAAGCAAGAAGGTTTTAAAGTTAATCCAGAGCCATACATAAGGTTTTTGCTAGAGGATCCGAACCCGTATATGTCCGGACAGATGTTGCAAGAGAAATTAGCCACTCAGCTTGAGTTAAATAACAATGCGTTTGCTTATATACATCGTGATGATAACGGTTTACCAGTGGAACTGTATCCGATACAGGCTGAATCGGCAGAAGCAAAATACGATAGATACGGGCTACTCTACCTTAAATTCACAATGCAAAACGGCAGGATGGTAACTTTCCCATATTCCGATATCATTCATTTAAGGCAGGATTACAATAACAACGATATTTTCGGCGAGAGCCCGGCAAAAACATTAATCCCTCTGATGGAGATAGTTAATACGACTGATCAGGGGATCGTAAAAGCCGTAAAAAATTCTAATGTGATTAGATGGCTGCTAAAATATACCTCCTCCTTACGCCCAGAAGATATAAAGAAAAATGCGGATGAATTTGTGGAGAACTACTTGTCTACCCAAAGCAAGTCTGTTGGCGTAGCTGCTACGGACGTAAAGGCCGATGTAACACAGGTTACACCGCATGATTATGTACCAAACGCCTTGCAGATGGAAAAGACGGTTCAGAGAATATATTCCTTTTTTGGAACGAATATAAATATTGTACAGTCTCAATATACAGAAGATGACTGGAACTCCTACTACGAGTCAGTGCTTGAGCCACTGGCCATGCAAATGTCCGGTGAATATACAAGAAAGTTGTTTACAAGACGCGAAAGAGGGTTTGGAAATCGTATTATCTTTGAAGCGTCCAGTCTCCAATATGCAAGTATGCAGACAAAACTTAATCTGCTACAGATGGTTGACAGGGGATCCATGACCCCGAATGAGTGGCGCGAAGTCTTGAACTTAGGGCCTATAGAAGGAGGGGATAAGCCAATCAGAAGGCTTGATACAGCGTTAGTAAAGGGAGGTGAAGGCAACGAAGAAGATAAGCGTGAAGGGGGATATAGTGCCGAACAGTGATAAGTGGGTGTATGACTGGCTGGGGATTGATGCCGTAAGCCCGGGAGACGTAAATAAAGCATTAGCTGAAGCAAATGGTGAAGACATCGAAGTGGATATCAACTCCGGCGGGGGAGACATGTTTTCCGGATCTGAAATCTATACAGCCTTACGTAACTACAAAGGAAATAAAATAATAAGAATCGTCGGAGTAGCTGCATCCGCCGCGTCTGTAATTGCCATGGCAGGTGAAAGCGAGATAACGCCCACTGGATTGTTTATGATCCATAATGTTTCAATAGAATCTCAAGGCGATTATAGAGTGATGGACCATACGTCAGACGTTTTAAAAACAGCCAATCAGGCTGTGGCTAACGCTTATAAAGATAAGACGGGGTTGTCTGATAAAGAATTATTGAGCTTGATGGATAGGGAAACATGGTGGAATGCAGAAGAGGCGGTCAAAAATAAATTTATCGATAAAGTGATGTTTGGCAAAGAACCGCAATTGCTAAACAGTGTTGGCGGGATCCCACATAGTACCATTGAAAAAATCAAGAACAGCGTTAGGAAACTGGGCGGTAAGAACAATGACCCGGCTTTTTTATTGCAGCAAGAACTTGACCTACTTAAATTGAAGGAGGAAATAACGAATGGATAAAAAGCAGTATTTGGATAAAAGAGGGAAGCTTGTAAATCAAGCGCAGAAGCTGATTGATGGTGGAAAGGCGAAAGAAGCAAAAGACGTAATGGAGGAAATTAAAAAGCTTGACACTGATTATAACGAAGCTGCAAAGGCACAAGCAAATTTGAAGTCTTTGGAAGACAGTAAGCCCATAGTTGACATCCAGAACTACAGCAGAAATGTGGAAGGAAAGGTGATTGACACAGTGGAAATCGGCAACATCGAAAAGCCAGATATGTATAATACGATAGAATACAGAAAGTCCTTTATGAATTACGTCCTGAATGGATCTCCTATACCGGGGAAATTTGTGAATGCGGACGCTAATACCAAAACATCCGATGTAGGATCCGTTATACCTACGACCATTTTGCAGAGGATAGTCGAAAAACTTGAATCTACAGGTATGATCCTTCCCCTGGTGACCAAGACCGGGTATCAGGGTGGCGTATCCGTACCTACTTCCAGTGCAAAGCCCGTCGCAACATGGACAGCAGAAGGCACTGGAAGCGACAAGCAGAAGAAGGCAACTGGAAGCGTTGTGTTTGCTTACTATAAGCTACGCTGCGCAGTCTCTGTGTCGTTTGAGGTTAGCGTCGTAACTCTTGGAATTTTTGAAACCACGATTATTAATAACATTGCAGAAGCGATGACCAAGGCACTTGAGCAGGCAATTATCTCTGGAACCGGCGTTGGCCAGCCCAAGGGCGTACTGGCAGAAACCGTTGCGGAAGGGCAGAACATTGATATCGCTGCAAGCAAGGAGCCTGACTATAAAACATTGGTAGATGCAGAAGCTGCTTTGCCATTGGCTTATGAAAACGGTGCGGTGTGGTGCATGACTAAGAAAACATTTATGAGTTTTGTTGGTATGGTTGATGGTAATGGGCAGCCGATTGCCAGAGTCAGTTATGGTATTTCAGGGCGTCCGGAAAGATCCCTGCTTGGCAGAACTGTTGTCTTAAACGACTATATGTCTAATGCCGTGCCGACGGCGGATACTGTTGTAGCTTTCCTGTTTAATTTCAGTGATTACCTGCTGAATCTTAATTATAATATGACCGTAAAGAGATATGAAGATAACGATACCGACGATCAGGTCACCAAGGCTATTTTGCTGGCCGATGGTAAGGTTATTGACAAAAACAGTCTTGTCACTGTTACCAAAAAGACGTCGGCTTAAGGAGGGGAGCAATCCCCTTTTTTGGAGGTGGTTGAATGATTGATGATGTCAGGGACGCATTAAGAGTATCCGGAACTGATTTAGATACCGAGATATCAGACCTGATAGATGCTGCCAAAGCTGACCTCGCATTAAGTGGAGTGCAAAAATCTAAGATTATTGATGAGGATCCTCTGATCAAAAGGGCTATTACGGTGTACTGTAAGGCCCATTTTGGGTATGAGGATCCTAATTTGTCCAGCCGATTTGCCGAGAGCTACGATAGCCTGAAGCATCATTTAACGCTATCGTCTGAGTATGGCTATGCCTATGACTGATAAGCGACAGAAGATACAGTTTTTAAAACGTGTGACCGGTCACGATAAATACGGTGAGCCATACGACACATGGGAGATTGTAAAGACGGTGTGGGCGAGCAAAGAACCTATTTTAGGCAATGAATACTTTGCATCACTTACTACTAATACGAAAGTCGAAGTAAAATTTAATTGCCGATATACTCCCGGAATTACAAACGCTATGCGGATAAAACATGGCAATGAGATGTACGAGATCCTATCTGCTATAAATGTAAAGTCTCTAAACCGCGATCTGCTCTGCTACTGTAAGCTGGTGGACGAATGAGTATATATTTTAGGGTAGATGGCATGGAGAAGCTTATAAAAAGCATTGAAGAACTCGGGAAAGTCCCACAAAAATATGTGACATCGGCATCACGAAAGGCAATGACTGCCGTGCAGAAGGTATCCAAAGAAAAGGCACCATATGAAACCGGAAATTTGAGAAAAGGAATCATCCTCAGGGGAGAGAAATCGCATAGCAAAGGGAAGAAAGTATATAGAATTATTTTCGACCCGAGGATGAATGATATTTTTCAGAAAAAAAGTGGTAAATATGGTGAAGTTAAGGGCTACTACCCGGTATCTCAAGAGTATGGTTATTTTTCGCGGAGTGGTAATTACATTCCGGGGTTTAGGTTTGTTCATAAAAGTTTTAAACAGAATACCCGGAACATTGAAAGCACCATTATTGGCACTATGCAGACGAAAATAGATGCAGAATTAAGAAAGGCAGGGCTGAAGTAATGGAAACGGCATTAAGGGCCGAACTAATACGGAGCGTCCCGGAGCTTGAAAATAGCGTGTATCCTACGAATGCGCCAGAAGAATCTACGAAGCCCTATCTTGTATATGCACGCATCAGCACAGATCTTGGAAAAACGATGGAAGGGTATAACGAGGGTGGAAGCTACGATTATATGTTTAGCTGCATTGCAAAACGATATAGGGATATGAAAAGCCTTACTGATAAAGTAACGGATTTTTTAAAATCCTTGCCAAAACATTATATAGCAGAAGAGGAAGAAACCGCATTTGTGGAAGACATTGTAATTAACAATATATCTTTTACGTGGGAACCAGAGCTAAAAGTTAACAGAGGGATAATAGACTTTACAATATATGTATGAAAGGATGAGGGGAATGGCAAATAAAGCAACAAGAGCCGTGGGGACGGTTATAAAAAAAGGTGAAGACACAATCGGCAGTCTTACATCCATTGGTGGAATCGAAATAACTGTTGATAGCATGGATGTTACCACTCTCGACAGCGATGGCGGATATAAAGAGTCTTTGGGCACTTTTAAGGATGGCGGCGAAGTACCACTGGAAGGCTTTTTTGTTGCCGACGATGGGGGGCAGATGGCATTACAGTCCTCCCTTGATAGCGGGTTGGCGGAGGCATACACGATTGAGTTTCCAACAATACCGGCTGCTACCTGGACTTTTAAGGGAGTCGTAACCAGCTTTAAAGTTGGAGATGTAGAGCTCGATGGGGCAATTAATTTTGGAGCAACCATTAAGGTATCTGGTAAGCCAGTGCTGACAGCAGGGACCGGAGGAGTGGCATAACCCTCCCCCTAGGAGGTAAGCATGAGTCAAACAAAAATGTTGTTACATGGGTTAATAGAAGAAAACGAATTTGTCTCTGCGAATATAAAAGCCGAAAAAAAAGATGCGGTAAGTTTAATCCACCTTAAGATTATTTTGAAACCACTCGATAAAGAAGAACCGGAAGAAGATTTTAATACATTGTGAGGAGAGATAATATGTTTGTACCTATAAAGCTTGACAAACCAAGAAATTTCAAATTTAGCATGAAGGTAATAAGTAATATTGAGGAACAATTTGGTAAACAATTGATGGAAATACCTGGCATGGGCAACGGGCAGCTGACGATGAAAAATTATGCCACTGTTATGTGTGAAGGATTAAAACACGAAGATCCGGATCTTACTCCAGATAAAGTTATGGATCTAATCGATGAATACTCTGATATCATGACTGTGTCCGAGGCCATGTGGAAGGCCTTAAACGGCGTGCTTTCAGGTGACAAGAACTCAAAAAAGGAGAATCCTCCGGAGAGGGGGGAACAGAAAGATTTAGCTTAGAATCCGCATGGGAGCAAGCCTCATACATCGGCATCCCGATGAGCGAATTTTGGGAGATGACTATAGCCGACCTTAATATTGCTGTGAAAGCGTACAAAGATAAAGAGATTAAAGAGCAAAAAGCGCAGGTATACCAGGCTTATCTGATATCAAGATGGGTTTGGCAAAAAAATATAAATATTAAAAAAATCCTGAAAGATATGGATGACGAACCCAAAGGGCCTATGACTGCAGAACAAATGCTTGAGCAAGTAAAATCGTTAAATAACATGTTTGGCGGTGAAGAAAAGCATTGCACATCTTAGCAATATGTGGTAGAGTAAAGTAAATATTGCTAGGAGGCGTTAGCATGGGGTTATATGGATCCCCGGAGTTGTACCCGACTGATGGCGAGCCAAAGCGGCCGAAGAAGCAAAAGCATACGCCAAAATGGCCTTGGATAATAGTGACAGTCTTTATAGCAGGCCTTATAATAAACAAAATGGATTTTAGCAAAGCATCCATACCAAACGTTAACGCCAAAAACATAATATCTGTAGGGTCTCGGCAAAATCCCGCAAAAGTTAATCAGCCAGTGCAGGCAGACATACAAGATCAGTCTGGTAGTGCCTATCGTGTAGAAGTCACGCTTATAGATTTTAGACGTGGCGAAGAAGCGGAAAAGATTTTGAGAGCATGGCACAGCACGGGTGATCCGGGCGAAGGTAAAGAACACGGGCTGGCAAAATTTAAGATTAAATACCTGGAAGATAAGTCTGGGAAAGATGTACCACTAACATTATCCGGAACAAGCTTTTTGTACTCAACTGGAGATTATAAGGTATCTACTCTAACTTGGGATGTGCCAGGCATGGATCCGGCCATGACCGGACAGCTATATGAGGGAGCTGACCATCAAGGCTGGATATGTTATAGTTTGGAAAAGGACGATACAGCACCAAAAGTAGTATTTGCACAGTGTGCGTGGTTCGACTTAATAAAATAAACAAGATAGCGCCTTAAATGGCGTCTTTTTATTAGGCACTGGTTTTAACCGGTGCTTTTTTCGTGCCAAAAAGGCAGGTGAAAAAATGTCAGGATCCAATTTTATCGTCAGAGGTGGAGGAGATTTTTCAGGCATTAGCAAGGGCCTGAAATCCACCCAAAGTGAATTATCACAGTTTAAAAATCAGGCAGAAAGAACCTCCCATGGTATAAGCCAAACTTTGGGAGGAGTAGTAGATGGATTGGGGCTTAGCTTTATCAAGCTCGGAAAGGTAGCCGCGGCGGCAGCAGTTACAAAAGGGATTGTGGAATTAGGTAAAAAGGCTATTGGCGTAGCGTCTGACTTAACAGAGGTACAAAACGTAGTCGACGTTACGTTCGGAAATATGAGTAAAGACATAGACAACTTTGCTGCCAATGCCCTAGATAAGTTTGGGCTGTCTGAGCTTTCTGCAAAAAAGTTCTCCTCTACCATGGGCGCAACTCTAAAAGCATCCGGAATCACTGGCGGAGCCATGAAAGATATGTCCACTAATCTAACAGGATTGGCAGCTGACATGGCAAGCTTTTACAATCTTGATCCAGAAGTAGCATTTACGAAGCTCCGTGCAGGGTTAACGGGCGAGACTGAGCCGTTAAAGCAGCTTGGAATAAATATGAATGTTGCTAATCTGGAAGCGTGGAACTTATCGCAAGGAATCAATAAATCGTGGCAAGAAATGTCTCTGGCAGAACAGACTATGGCCAGATACAACTATATCATGGCTGTTACGGGGGATGCGCAGGGAGACTTTGCTAGAAACACAGGTACATGGGCTAACCAGACGAGAATCCTAAAAGAGCGCTGGGCGGAGCTCATGGGAATTATCGGTAATGGCTTAATAAAAGTCCTACTGCCATTGGTAAAGTTTTTAAATAGAATTCTAGACGGGTTGATAAAAATAGCTCAGGCAGTGGGCAAAGTTTTTTCCATGATCACTGGCAAACAAATTGTTGATAAGTCCGATGTAAAGACGCAGCAGTCAGCAGTAGATACAGGTATAGACCTATCTAAAATAAACACAGGAATTGGAAAGTCGGCAGATAAAGCCGGTAAGGGCCAAAGCAAACTTGGAAAAGGTATCGACAAAGCAAGAGCAGCAGCGCAAAAAGCCCTGGCGCCATTTGACGAAATCAACAGATTACAAAAAGAAATGGGCGACAACACTGGCGGCGGTGGGCTTACTCCTGGCATTAACACTGGTGGCGGCGGTGGAGGAATCGGCGGTTTAGGAACCATGGACGTAGGACCTAGTATCTCCGATGGATTAGACGACGTGAAGAAGAAATCAAAAGACTTTTTCCCATGGTTTGCAGCGAAATGGAACGGATTTAAGGAATTAGTTACAGAACCGGTATTTGTAAAAGCACCTGTATTTGAGAGTCTACCGAGTCCAATATGGGTTCCGAATTGGGGATTAGATGTACCTCCCATCCCGCTGCCTTATATACCTCCTTTACCGTTTCCAGTATTTAATCCGACGTGGAACTTAACACCTCCGCTCGTTCCTTTACCGGTATTTCCAGGGCTTCCCGCTCCGGTGTATCAACCAAAGTGGAATTTGTTTCCACCTCCTGTCCCGGCGGTTAATTTAGGGCTGTATATAGCATCCTTGCTGGATATGCAAGCGCAGACGTCAAAAACGATGGATACAGTAGGGGCAGATGTAAAAGATGGGCTCGGAGTAACAGAAAAAAACCTTGCCACCAATAAAGACGCAGTGGGGAGACTGGCAAGTGCGACCGGAAAAGTATTAGCGCTGGGATTTGCGCAAGGTTTAGTATCAGCGAACAAAGACGTGAGAAACTTTATCCCGGGGTATACAGGCAATCTGGTAACTATGGGGCTGGCAGTATCATCCATTGCATTCCAGGCCGCAAAAGGTTGGGCTGGAAATTTGTTTAGTGGCTTAAAATCCAGTTTGGCTGATATAAGAGACTGGGGAGGCAAAGCTTTAAGGGGCCTTGGATCCTTTGCAACAAGCTCCCTAAATACGTTTGCACAGTGGGGTACAAACCTTGCCAGGTCAATCGGGAGCGCACTGTCCATAGCGTGGGCAAATATCAAAAACTTTGCGAGCGCTGCAGGAGAGAAACTGAGCGGATGGTACAGCGAAAATAAAGGAACGGTTAGAAAAGTCGGTATAGTCGTCGGAGCTGGTGTTGGCATAGCGGCGGCGGTACACTTTGCACCGGCAGCAGTACCTTTTATAGCAAAAGCAGCGCAAGCAGCTTATAACTTTGTGCCCGCAGGGGCATACGCAAACGGCGGTTACCCGACTCCGGGACAATTATTTATCGCTAATGAGCCCGGCAATCCGGAAATGATAGGGAACATCGGCGGGAAAACGGCAGTAGCCAACAACGATCAAATTGTCGAAGCGATCTCCCAAGGTGTTTATGAAGCCGTCTCCTCTGTCGGAGGGAATATAGACTTGACCGTAAATGTCGGAGGAGAAACATTGTTAAAGAAAGTGATTGAAGGAATCAATCGGCAAAATCGAATCAGCGGAACAAACGTAATTAACGTATAGGAGGAATGACATGGCGATTATATCTATAGGAGGAGTGGCTATGCCTTCCTCCTCTTCTCTCAAGGCCCCAGAATACGACTTGTATTCGGGGGATACCGGAAGAAATCAGCTTGGAAAAATGTGCTTAGATCCGGTACGGATGGATATCGGAAAATTAAATATCGAGTGGAAAGGTCTGTCAAGTGCAGAATTAAATAAAATAAAGTCTGCTACACGCAGGCCCCCTTTTTCAGTAACTTTTTTGTCCTCTGCGGGGAATGTTACAAAAAGCATGTACAGAGGAGACAGGAACATAGAGATACCAATCATAAAAAACGGTGTTCCGGTGTGGAACTTGAGCATGGATTTAATTGAGCTGTAGGAGGTGATAAAATTTATAATGTAAGTAAAAGCTATCAAAAAAAGGTAAAAGAAAACGTAAGGTACTGGAAAATATCCATAGCAGTAAACCACAGCGACGGAGTAATCGAATTAACTGACAAAGACCTGACGGATGGCGCTTTAACCTGCACCGAATCCACACAGAGTGGTGAAGATTTTACTGTAGGCGGCACGGTAGCAAGCACAATCTCCTTTACGATCTTTAATGAAATGATGCCCTCCCCAGATAGGATCTTAACCCCATACAGTCGAAAAAACGAAACGTTGATATCCGATGATCATATGATACCCAGATATCCCAATGTACAGTGGGGCGGGGCCAGAATAACCCCTATGGTGGGGTTAGAAATGGAAGAATCCTCCGGGACTACGTACAACGATCTGCAGAAATACACGTATAAAGAACTACAAGGATTTAAATATCGAGATTTATCCGAAAGGTATGAATATGTGCCGCTCGGAATTTTTTATGTGGACGAATATGAGAAGCAAAGAAACACCTTAACCATTAAGGCCATGGATAGCATGATGTTGCTAGATGTGCCTTACAGCAAGTCTACAATAGATTACCCGGCTACACTCCAAGATATCTATCTTGATATCTGCAACGTATGCGGGGTACCTGCTGGTACAAAATACTTTACCAACATGTCTTACGTGGTAAAGGAGCGCCCGGACGGAGATTATACCTGTCGTGACATCTTAGGGCACGTGACCGCACTGGCCGGGAGTTTCGCCAAGTTTAACCGGCTGGGTGAGCTGGAGATTAGGTGGTACAAGGATACGGATTTGACCATAGGCCCGGAAAATAGGTTTGATTTTAAACCTGCGGAAGATCCGATCCGGATCACTGGTGTAAGTTTTACTGTACGGGCGCAGGGGGACAAAAAGGATACCAAATATCTTACCGGCACAGATGAATACGAAGTTGACTTGGGCGACAATCCCTTATTGCAAGGCGGTTACGATACAGTGTTGCCTAACATCCTTAATGCAGTAGGAGAGACGGATTTTTACCCCTTTGAATCATCCTGGCAGGGCAATCCGGCTTTGGAAGCTGGCGACATGGTAACGCAGTTAGATGTAGACGGCAAAGCCTACAAGACTTTAGTTGTGACATCTGTCTATAAATACAGAGGGGCCTCTGATCTGTCTGCAAGTGGTACCTCCCAACAAGCCAAAGGGTATACCTCCCCGGAAGATAAAAAGATAGTAAGCGTAGTAAAGCAGCAGACGCAACCTGCCTATGACCAGCTAATAGAGATGGAAAGCGTAATGGATGATGCAAACGCTGAATTAGCTGACCTGCAGGAGAGATTGACCTATGCGAGGGAGCAGGTAGACCTTAATAATGTGGATTTAAAACAAGCTAAAGAGGATGTCGAAGAGTTAAACGAGACTATAATCAGCACAGGCGAGGACGTATCAAAAGCACAGGAAACCGCTGATAATGCTAATCAGGCAGCCCAAGATGCTAAAGCAGCAGCGGATAGTGCAGCAGAGGATGCTTTGGCGGCCGCAGGTATCGCCGAAGGCAAGGGCAAGGTTATAATCCAAAGTGCCGCACCAGCAACAGCAGACCGGTTGCCCCAGAATCTTTGGATTGACACCACAGGCAGTACCAACACGCCCAAGAGATGGGACGGATCGGCATGGCAGCCCGTAACGGACAAGGCGGCAACGGATGCCGCAAATGCGGCGGCAGCGGCGCAGCTTAAAGCTGACGAAGCCACGAGTAAGGCCGAAACTGCACAGGCAGCAGCTAACCAGGCGCAGGGGCAGGCAGTCACAGCACAGGCCACAGCGGATGGTAAAAATACTGTCTTTTACTCTATAGGAACTCCAGTAGCTAATAAAAAAGATGACGTATGGTTCGACACCGATGATGGCCATAAGATGTATAGATGGGACGGCTCGGCATGGGTGGGTTCCCAGTTTGGCACAGATGCGATAGCTAATCTCTCCGTCACCAATGCGCTTATAGCAGACGCAGCGATAACTAACGCCAAGATAGCCAACTTGGACGCTGGCAAGATAACCACAGGCACCCTCTTGGCAGATAGGCTAGGTGCACTGTCCATCACAGCGGATAAGATAGCTGCGGGGGCAGTCACAACAGCCAAAATAGGCGCCAACCAAGTGACCGCAAACGAAATAGCAAGTAAGACTATCACCGCTGATAATATCAAGGCCAATACCATAACCGCAAACTCCGGGATAATCGCAAACGCGGCTATCACAAATGCCATGATTGCGAGCCTGACAGCAGATAAGATAACCGGTGGTACCATAACCGGCATAACCATACGTACAGCCACTGGAAATAATCGTATTGAGATGTCGGATAGCTCGCTGAAAGCTTATTCCGCAGGCGTGAAGCGTGTTGAATTGGATTACGATTCGATGGACTTTTATGCCCCGAACAACACCAAAGGCGGAACAATCACTGCCCGATACGATAGCTCGGATGGAATGTCAGATCTGTATCTAGAAACAACGACCGGACAAATTTTGCTGAACGCGACAAGGGCATCAACAAGCCGGGCCTCTATGGGAGCCTATGATGGGTTTGACGATGAGGGCAGCAGGGCTACAGCAGCCTTTATGCGGGTGGACGAGGATGGCAGCCATCGGTCATCTTTTATTCAGGTAAATTCGGGCCTTATACAGCTAAATACATCTTACGATTGGAATGATGCATCAAAGGAGCATGGCACCAGTTTAACACTGGGAGAAAAAGAAATCGAGCTTTCGAAAAAAATAAGATTTGGTCATTCCATTACCGGCGATCCATATATCGACTGTAATGGTGGTGCAATGCGTTTTAACAGCGCAGTAAAGCCCGGCACATCCGTCACCTACTCCGGGATCTCTTTGATGAATAGTGATGCCATAAATATTTATTTCAGTGGTACGATGAAGCACCAGTTTCGGGCAGATGGTACCAAAACGGGCGGTTCGATTGAGATTGATGGTAAAACGTGGGGCATGTCTCCTATAGACTCACCTAGGGTGCTATTTGTGGACATAATTGAGGATGTTGAAGCTACACCAGAAGGAACAGAGGTTAAATTTGAGCAGAAATTTGCAAAGTCGATGAACGGTTATAAGGTTTTTCCGAGCTGCCCGGTAGAAGTTACAGATATAACTCCAAAAGGATTTACAGTCAATGGTGAAGGCAAAGTTGATCTTTTGATCGTTGGAAAACGTGTAAAGTACGAAGATACCTACTGGCAATATA